GTGCCAAAACTCACCAAATCCGTTGTCGACGGGGCTGAAACCCGATCCAAGCAATACACCGTCTGGTGCTCCGAACTGAAAGGTTTCGGGGTCTACGTCCAGCCGACCGGCCGGAAGTCCTACTTCGTTGACTACCGCACGGCAGACGGTGCCCGCCGCCGCATGACCATTGGCACGCATGGGACGATCACAGCCGACCAAGCGCGCAAGCTGGCAATTGAAACCTTGGGCGGCATCGTGCTCCAGAAGGCCGATCCACTTCATGAGCGGAAGACACGACGAGCTTCGCTCACTGTAGCGCAGCTTTGCGACCAGTATCTCAAGGCCGCCGAAAAGGGCTTGATCCTTGGTCGACGCCGGAACCATCCGAAGAAGGCATCCACCATCGAAATCGATAGGGGCAGGATCGAGCGGCACATCAAGCCGCTTCTCGGCAGCAAACTGGTGATCGACCTCACCCGCGCGGACATCACCAAGTTCCTGCGGGACGTGTCAGCGGGAAAGACGGCGCGCAAGGATCGATCCGGGAAAAACGGTGCCCGCGTTGAGGTAAAGGGCGGGGTAGGTACGGCGGCACGCACTACCGGCTTCCTCGGCGGCATCCTCACCTATGCCGTGGACGAGGGCATCATCGAGCACAACCCTGTTCGCGGCGTGAAGCTGCCGGCCGACAATGTGCGCGACCGGCGACTGACGCCAGATGAATACCGTGCGCTCGGCAAGGCGCTGGCGGGCGAGGAAAGCGAGATAGAGACGCCACAAGCATTGACAGGGGCGTGGCTTCTGGCGCTGACAGGGTGCCGGCTGGGCGAGATCGAGAAACTGAAATGGAGCGAGGTCGACGAAGCCGGCGGCTGTTTCCGACTGGAGGACAGCAAGAGCGGCGCTTCGGTGCGTCCGGTCGGCAAGCCCGCCTTTGCGATCCTGGCCGATGCCTTGCGCGTGAAAGGCTGTCCCTATGTGCTGCCGGGCCTACGCGGCGACACTGAACACTATCGCGGCCTATCCGGTGCTTGGGGAAGGTTGATGAAGCGGGCGGGGCTGGAAGGCGTGACGCCGCACACCATGCGCCATTCCTATGCCTCAGTGGCCGGCGACCTCGGCTATGCCGAAAGCACCATCGCTGCCATGCTCGGCCACGCCGGCGCAACTGTCACGTCCCGCTATGTTCACCGGCTCGATAGCGTGCTTGTCGCTGCGGCGAACAAGATCGCGGCCGAGATCGAGAGGCAGATGACAGGAAAGTCGGCAAACGTGCTGGAAATGCCGAAAAGGGCGTGATCATCGGAAGGTCATGAAAGCGTGGGGGGAGCGGGCGGCCCGTTAAGCTGCACCCTTCTTTCTCTGCCGTCGCGCTATCTCAAGTGCTCGGTCAACTTCGACATTTGCCAGGGCTTCGAGGATATCCCCCTGAACCTCCTTTGGAGCCGCGCGAAGTTCGTCCCATTCTTTTGCTGTGGGGCGTGTGTTTGCTTGTTTCTCTAGCGCAAGCATCCCTGCCTTTTCTAGTTCTTTGACGATGGTCCGCATCGCTAGTTCGGTTCTACGCTGAATGGCGTTCGATAGGAGCATCCCCGCCATTGTCTTTGGATGGCTTACATGACCGTCGCCATGGTTCGGATCGTCTGAAAGACCTGGTAGGTAATTTTGCTCGATATGATCTGCATCGGTATTCAGATCGGCAATGAGGTCTGCAACGTCATCTCGTTCCCGGCTACGCTCCACCGTCATCTCTGATGATAATCGGGATGTTTCTTGAAGAACTCGCACAAGAATTTCACGATCGCTTAGGTCGGCAATTTTTTGCCATCCCATGAAGTCTTTCTCGACGCCCTCGCTCGCGAGTTTAACAAATCGAGCCAGTTCATCGCGCTCTTCACGAATAGTGCCGAGCCGAGTTCGGGCTTGACTGAGAAGGCTCTCCATCTTCGCTGCCTTGGCCTCAGCCGCTGCAAGCCTTTCACTCAAATCGCCCGCATCTTTCAAAAGCTCAGCAAAGCTTTCATTTGTGCGCTGGTAGTGCGAGTTCTGCTGCACAAGGCGTTCCCGTTCAGCGTCCGAAACCATCAGACGTTTTTCGTAAACCGAAGCTCGGCTGGCGTGCTCACGCGCGTCCTTGCGAGTGGCCTCAATCTCTGACCGCAATTCGCGCTCCACTTGATCTGCTCGGGTCAAAGCAGTTTCAAGAAGGCTTATCCGAGGATAGTCCTCAAGCCGGGCCACAATCTCCGCGTTCATCGAGCGATTGTTTGCCTTAGCTGCGGTTTCGATCTGATCACGCAGTTCCGGCGTGAAGCGCAACTTGAATTGCGGGTCCGTCTGCTTTGGCGTGGCCATACCTTTTCCCCAGATATCTCACTTCACGCCTCTATGAACCAAAAAGGTCCTTGACGCCACAGGGACCTTTAAGGTACCACGGACCTGTTAGGTACGTAGTTAATAGAGGATGAAGAATGGAGACGCCGCACCAGCTTAAAATACGGCTTCCCTCCGACGCCAAGGCCTTTGTCGAGGCCGAAGCTCGGGAGAATGCCAGCTCTCAGAATTCGGAAATTGTCCGCGCCATCCGCACGGCCATGAAGGCAAAAAAGGCTTCGGAATTTATCCACGCCTCCATCGAGCCAGCTAATCTCCAAAACGAAAACGGCGCGGGATCGGCTGCCACCGACCCGCGCCACGTCACCGTCAACCCCTAGGAAGGATTGGAAGATGAACCAGACAGAACATAGCACCGGCGTGGCGGAAGGGCAAACGTCGGTCGAAACCTGCGACAGAGGGGGCAATCGTCTCGGCAGCCTCGTCTTTACCGACCCGGTTTATGCGGTTTCGAACCTGTCGTCGCTCTTCACCGTCTGCGCGCTCGCTCTCGGTGGTGCGGATGACTATCGGGAAGACATCAAGGACCGCGCCATTGAGGACATAAAGCTCACTCTCGAATGGGGCGCGCTGCTCGCCGATGATGTGGCGCTACAGGTTGCTAGGGCCGGGGGTGCAGTATGAGCGCCACCTACAATCTCGATGACCTCCAGGTCGATGTTTGGGACCTTTACCGGCTTCTGACGGCAACCTACGACATCATACACGAAATGCCCTACGAGCGGGACGGGAAGCGCGACCATGAACTTGATCGCGTTGCCTCGCTCTTGCGGATCGCGCGGGACTTCTCCGGGCGTATCAGCGTGGACACGGATGCCCATTACCACGAGATCAGGGATCGACCTGTCCGCATGACGGGAGGCGAGCGCAATGGCTGACCTCTCCCGTCCTCGCATTCGCCGCAAGCAGGTTCCGGATTACCTTCGGGACCAGCACGGCATCGACATCACCTATTCCACGCTGGAGAAGCTCGCCGTCAACGGCGGCGGGCCTCTCATGCAGTATGTCGGCCGCTTTCCTCTCTATGCCCTGTCTGACCTTGATGCCTGGGCCGAGGCACGCCTCTCCAAGCCGGTTCATTCGACGGCGGAAAGGAGGGCGGCTTGATCAACCTCCCCGACATTTCGACCCTTACCCACGAACAAGCCACCGAGGAATGCTTTTCGGTGGCTGACAGGATCGGTCGCGAGATCGGCCACAGCATGGCGATTGCCGCCATGTGGGCGGAACTCGGCTGCAATGATGTGGATCGGCTCAAGAACGCCACCGTCGCCGATGTACGTCAATGCTTCGAAGACGGCCATGGCGATCCTGACGACATCGACACGATCATGTCGGCCATCGAACTCGCCATGCTTCGGGAGGCTTATGTCACTTCCTGCGCTTCGTGGCTCCCGATGGGAGGTACGGCATGACCGAACTCACCGACGACGAACTTGAGCGCCGGATGCGCCGGAAGCTGTTTCTGGACGGCCCTTCCCATCGTGGGGAGGGCTTCACGCCGGAACAGAAGGCCATCGCCGACAAGCTGATCGGCGGGCACAATGTCGAAAGGCTGGAGCAGCGCGACCGACTTCCGCTCAAAAATGAGCGAAACCCTCGTCCCTTCCGCCCGACGCCTGTCTTCGTCCACTACGAATATTGGTGGGTGAACGGCAACGACCTGATCATGTCGGGCTGGAACATGGCGCGTGTCCAGAACGGCAAGCGCTCCGACCACTATTACACCCTCGACATTGTGGATGAGATCAACCGCCTCAAGGCGGCGGGCTTCACGGTCAAGGAGATCAAGATCGAGGGTGCGCCTTCATTGGTGGGTGCATCCAAATCTGGATTGACCCCGAGGACCGGCCGCAAGTCCTTCTCCGAACGCTTCGGCAATTTCGGCGTGAGGCGCACATGACCGACGTGATCCTCCAGGCCGCCCGCTGGCTGTCGACGACGCCGCAACGCCAGCGCCCGCACCCGATCATCCCGCATTTGCAGAAGGTCTTCGGGCTGTCCGCCAAGGAAGCCGTCGAGGCCATCCGCAAGGCGCATGAGATTGCCGGGAGGGCGCATTGATGGCCAGCCCCTCCAAAATCACGGCAGGCCGTGAAAACAAAATCACGGCAAGCCGTAAAACTCGCAGCGGTCGGCCGCGCGGCTACATTGCCGAGTACCGCCCGCAAGAGAAAACCCGTCGATTGCTGGCGGATGCGCAGGCGGTGCTCGACGAATACAAGAGCTATTGGCCGCTCACATGCCGGCAGATTTACTACCGTCTGATCGGCGCGCACGGCTATCCCAAGACGGAAGACTTCTATGCCCGCCTGTGCGAGCACCTTGCCAACGCCCGCCGCGCCCGCGTCATCCCTTTCGACGCAATCCGCGATGACGGGGTTACGACCTACACGCTCGATCACTTCGACGGGGAAGAAGACTTCCTTCGCCACGTCCGCGAACTTGGCGAGAACTACACGCGCAACAAGATGGCAGCCCAGCCGGTCCATGTGGAAGTCTGGTGCGAGGCAGCGGGTATGCTGCCACAGCTTTACCGCGTGGCCGAACGCTATTCGATCCCGGTCTATTCATCGGGCGGCTTCGACAGCCTGACGGCCAAGAAGCGTCTTTCTGATCGGATATGTGAAAAGGGCAAGCCAGCGATCATCCTGCACTTGGGCGACTACGACCCCAGCGGGCAATCAATCTTCGACAGCGTGGCCGAGGACGTGTCGGCCTTCGTCGAGCAGGACCGGCCATGGGCAACAGTGTCGGTGGAGTTTCGGCGCGTTGCCCTGACTAGCGATCAGGTGCGGTCCTACGACCTGCCGACCGCACCGCCGAAAGCCACGGACTCCCGCACGAAGAAATGGCAAGGCGGCACCTGCCAGCTTGAGGCGCTGGCACCCGATGAGATCGCCAGCATCCTGCGCAGCGCGATTATCGATAGCATCAGCGTGAGCACATGGATTGACGAGCAGGACAAGGAGAAACTGGAACGGGTGAGGATCGCGGGCGCGCTGCCGGCGCCGGGAGGCGAGTTCTGATGGCCAACTATCCGTCAAGGACGCCTCTTCAAGAGGCTAAGCGCGAGAGCTACGTCGAGCAATACGGCCCGCGCTGTACGAAATGCGGTGGTCGAGCGCCAGGGCGAACCTGCCCTCGCTGCGGCCGCCTGCCACGTCTGATCAAGCCCGAGCAGGGCAGCGCATATCGGGAGCTTGAACGTTGAGTCGGAAGCCTTGGCAAATCACCGGGGCCTATGTGGCCCATCGTCTCGAAATGCTGCAAAGCCCTGCTTGGACGGCAGCGCCGCGCCCGATGAAGGCGCTGCTGGAGGAACTTGAGATCGAACACATGCGTCACAAGGGTTGCGCCAACGGGCAGCTATTCAGGAGCTACACTCAGTTTATCGCGGCCGGCTTCAATCGGCATACGGTCACGGAAATGATCCGGATAGCGGAAGTTCTCGGCTTCGTTCGGGTTAATCGCGAAACCGGCATAGGGAGCCGCGATTTACGCGATGCAAGCGCCTACACCTTGACCTATCTGCCAACCGGCGTGGGGCGAGACGTGCCGCCGACGGATGATTGGAAGCGGGTCAAGGACGAGGCTGACGCCCTCCGTCGCATCGATGCCGTGAAGCCGAAAAAGAAGGTGGCGGGCGGTTCGGCCCCCAAGGTGGCGGGCGGTTCAGCCCCCAAGGTGGCGGCATGAAAATCGAAACAGCTTCCCAGTGCCACTTCTGGCCATCTGCTAGGGCTACTTGGAGCACCGGCCTAGGGCTACTTGAGGCACTGCACTGGGGCTACTTGAGGCACTATCTTCTATATTCTCGGGGGGTACACCATGGGTGAGACCGACCTGCCGCTGTTCGTATGGAGACCTCCGGCCACCGTCGTAGCCTTTCCGCTCGCCCACCGGACGGCGAAGGTCCGCCATGTCGCCCGCAAGCTGCTCGACAAGCACGGAGCAGCCGCCGACACGTATTGGAGGCAGACAGTCAGCACGCTAGCCGGGCAGATGTCCCGGTCAGGCGTGAGCGACACGGCAATCGAGGTCGAGGTCCGTGCCTTCTTCAACGCCGTGCAGTCTGAAATGGTCCGGCTGACCTACAAAGGGCGACAGCCGGGAGGCGCGGCATGAACTCGACACGAAACGATGCTGACCAGCCGGAAAAGGCCAGCGAAAACAGCGGAACGGCGAACTGGGCGGTTTCCGTATCGGTTCCGAACCGGTGGAGAACCAGTTCGGAACCGTCCAGCCTCAACCTGAGGACGGATACCCGGCAGGCCGACTGGCGACGGGCAAATCCTGAAAAGTACCTCGCGCACATAGCGGTGCAGCGGGCGCTGAAGGCCGGGACACTGATCAAAGGCCCTTGCGAGGTCTGCGGCGATCCCGCTGTTGACGGGCACCACGACGACTATTCGAAGCCGCTGGAAGTGCGTTGGCTCTGCCGGCAGCATCACACGCGGCTGCACAACGGCGGCGAAGACATGTTCAGTGACGCGTCTGTCACAGGGCAGCGACAGGAGCGAGCATGACGGAAATCACGCCCGAGCGCTTCGAAAGGGTCTCCCAACCCTTGGGGAAACCCGAAAAGCTGTGGGGCGCTCCGTCTATTGCGGCGGCGCTCGGGGTCAGCGTCTCTACGGTGTACCGCTTCGCCTTAGAAACCGACTGCCCGATCCACCGGCCGGGCGGCCGATACTTCGCCTATCGCTCCGAACTGGAGAACTGGCTGCGCTCGGCAGCGTGACCAATTCTACATCTTCGTAGAATTGAGGTCATCCCCCAATGGGGGTCCGTCCAAAATTGGACACACCCCTCCATGGTCCAAATCTGTACCATCTTTCCAGCGTCGATTTGATAGGAATACCTAGCGTTTGCAAGGGTTTGCCAAGTAGGAACGGCTCGCCCGCGCGCGTAATTTCAGGCCATGCGATTTTGGCCGACGCGACATATCGAGAAAAAGGCGGCGACCCTCGCCGATCCCGATCCTGAGCTGTTTGAACTGTTCACCGGCATCCCCGCCGGTGGCATCGCCGTTACCGCATCGGCCGCACTCCGCGTCCCGGCAGTCAGCGCGGCGGTCCGCACGATCTCCGAAGCGGCGGCCACGCTGGACATTATGGTCGAGCGCAAGGATGGCGAGCAATGGGTTGCCGATCCCGATCTGCCGGCCGCAAAGCTGCTCCTGGGCGACGTGAACGACTGGCTTGCCGGTTTCGAGTTCGTCCGCGATCTCGTCGCCCAGGCGCTCACCAATGATGCGGGCGGGCTGGCGTGGGTGAACCGCGTTGAAGGCAAGCCCGTCGAGATCATCCACTACCGATCCGGCACGATCACGGTCGACTATGCCGAGACTGGCGAACCGACCTATCGGCGCGGCGGCACCGCCATCCCGGCAGGCGATGTCATCCACCTGCGCAGCACCTTCGACAAGTGTCCGGTGACGCTGGCGGCCGTGGCAATCGGCGTGGCATCCGAGATGGAGAAACACGCCGGCAACCTGTTCAAGAAGGGCGCGCGGCCCGGCGGCGTGATCCAGTTCCCGGTCGGTGCCAATCTCAGCAAGTCCATCCTGGATCGGATCAAAGCCGGATGGCGACAGGCTCACGAAGGCGGCGAGAACAGCGGCAAAACGGCCGTGCTCTACAACGGCGGCGTCTTCAACCCACTGACCTTCAAGTCGACCGACGCGCAGTTTCTGGAGCTTCGCCGTTTCCAGATCGAGGAAATCGCCCGCGCCTTCCGGGTGCCGCTCGGGCTGCTCTACGAAATGACGCGGCAAACCTGGTCCAACATGGAACAGGCCACGCGCGAGTTCCTGATCTTCTCGCTGGAGCCGTGGCTTCGGGCGCTGGAGGCCTGCCTTGCCCGTGCGCTGATCGCTCCTGAAGACCGGGCGACGACGCGCATCCGCTTCGACCGCGACGATCTCACCCGCGCCAGCCTGACCGAGCGGGCGACGGCCATCAACAGCCTGCGGGCATCGGAAGTCCTGTCGGCCGATGAGGGCCGCGACTGGCTCGACCTGCCGCCGCGCACCGATGGCAAGGGCGGCTCCTACGATAACCCGAATATCACAGTGAAGCCGGCCGCGCCGGCAAAGGCGGCTTCCTGATGGATCGGCTCTACTACACCACGAAGATTGCCTTCGACGATGCCGGCGCGGTTTCGTGTCTGGCGTGGCCTTACGGCAATCCTGATCGCGTCGGCGACGTGATCGAAAAGGGCGCGTTCGGCACCATCGACTTGCCGTTGCCGATGCTGGCCTGCCACGACCTGAAAAGCTCCATTGGCGCGTGGCATGAAGCCCGCGATACCGACGAAGGCCTTCACCTGACGGGCAAGCTGCTGATTGAGGAAGTGGCGCTCGCCCGCGAAGTCCATGCGCTCATCAAGAGCGGCGGCATGAAGGCCGTCTCCATCGGTTTCATCACCAAGAAAGCCAAACCCCGAAAGGGCGGTGGCCGCACCATCAGCCAGGCAGAGCTGATCGAGTGCAGCGCCGTCCCGATCGGCATGCATCCCGGCGCGCGGTTCACCACCGCGAAGTCGGTAGTCCAGGCCATCCGACTTGCCGAGGCCATCAACCGCGCGGCGGCCGCGCTCACGAAAGGAAACTGAAACATGCGTCACGTTGACAAGACGGCGCTGCTTGCCAGCGCGACACTGGTAACGAAGGCTGAAGACGACGAGGATCCGATCAACATCGTCACGAAGTCGCTGGAGGAACTGCAAAAGACGGTCGACGATCGTCTGAAGGCAGTCGAAGGCAAGGGCGTCGACCCGAAGCTGATCGAGCGGCTGGACAAGATCGAGGCCAAGGTCAACCGGCCCGCCACGGTCGAGGACGACAAGAAGGAACCGACCGAGGAACGGAAGGCCTTCGCCAACTATCTGCGGATCGGCGACAAGCTGCCCGAGGAAGAACGCAAGGCTCTTGTCGTCAGCAATGACGTGCAGGGCGGCTATCTCGCTCCCGGCGAGTTCCAGGCCGAGGTCATCAAGAACATCGTCGAAATCTCGCCGATGCGACAGGCGGCCCGCGTCGGCTCGACTTCTGCCGGCGAGGTCATCCTGCCGAAGCGCACCGGACGCCCGACCGGCAAGTGGGTGGGCGAAACCGAGGATCGCGAAGAAACCGGCTCGACCTATGGGCAGATCGAAATCCCGGTTCACGAAGCGGCCTGCTATGTCGATGTCAGCCTGAAGCTGCTGGAAGACAGCGCCGTCAATATCGAGTCGGAAGTCGCCTTCGACATCGGCGAGGAATTCGGCCGGATGGAGGGCGATGTCTTCATCAATGGCGACGGCATCAAGAAGCCGAAGGGCTTCCTCAAAGCAGGCCTCGCCACGATGCCGACGGGCAACGCCTCGACGCTGGGCACGGCTCCCGCCGATCTCCTGATCTCGTTCCTCTACAGCTTTCCCAAGGCCTACCGCATGGCCGGTAGCTGGATGATGAACGCCTCCACTCTGGCTCAAATCAGGAAACTGAAAGACGGCACGACCGGCGTCTACCTGTGGCAGCCGTCCTACCGCGACGGCGAACCGGAGACGATCCTTGGCCGCCCGGTGATCGAGGCTCCCGACATGGATGATGTTGGAGCCGCCGCCCAGCCGATTGCCTTCGGCGACTTCAAGCGCGGCTATCGCATCTACGACCGCATCGGCCTGTCCATCTTCATGGACCCGTACACCCAGCGCACGCAGGGCAAGGTCCGGTTCCACGCCCGTCGGCGTGTGGGTGGCGGCGTCGTCCTGCCCGAAGCGATCAAGCTGCTCAAGTGCGCGACCTCGTAAGGGGCCGCGCTTCACCCTGACTGCAACGCGCACCGGAAAAGGAACCTTCATCATGCGCGATCTCGCAAACAACATCGGCGTTGCCCTGGCGCTGTCTCCGGCGGTCCAGTCCGCCACCATCAAGGGCAATACGATCGACACGGCCGGCTTCGGCTCCGTGGCCTTCGTCATCAACACCGGCGCTATCGCGTCGGCCGGCGACTTCACCGTGAAGGTGCAGGAGTCGAACACCACGACCGACGGCGATTTCACCGACGCCGTGGCCGCCGATCTTACCGGCGACACCCTTCCAGCATCCGTAGGGGCGGATAGCTCCTACAAAGTCGGGTACGTCGGCAGCAAGCGCTTTGTCCGCGTCGTCGCCACCAAGAACGGCGGCACGTCCGTCGCGATCGGTGCAGTCGCGGTCAAGGGTCACGCCGACAGTCGTCCGGTGGCCTGACCATGCTGATCGTCACCACGCCAGCGGATGACCTTGCGCTCGCGCCTATCGAGGCGTTGCGGGCCGCTGCCGGCGTGGCTGACGACAGCCGCGACGATGAACTGGAGGCCCTGGGCCTTCGCATCGCCGCTGAAATCACCGACGCTTGCGGCATCATCGCGGGCAAGGGCGGCGAGCCGACACTTCGCCGGGAACGCCTGACGGAAACCTTCAGCGCCAGCAACTACGACGTTCTGGTGCTCTCCCGTCGCCATGACATCGAGATCATCAGCGTCACCGACGGCGGCGAGGCCATCATCCTCGATGATCGGGCACTGGACAGCGAAGCGGGCTTGCTGGAGCGCTGGATCGACGGCCGGCAATCGACATGGCGCAATCGTGAGATTGTCGTTGTCTATGAGGCCGGCTTCGAAGCTGACGAGGTTCCGACAAACCTGGTCGGCGTCGTCACCGACATGGTGCGCATCCGACTTTCTGAAGGTGCGACCGATCCGCTGGAGAAATCCCGCTCGGTCGAGATACCGAACGTTGAGACGGTGCGCATTGACCGTTGGGTAGGAAGCTCGCCGGGAGCGAGCCACGGCCTTCCCGCCGATATCCTCGCCCGGCTCTCCCGCTTCATGAATACGGGCTATGCCGCATGACGGCCGCCCTCGACGATACCGCAACGGCCCGCATTGTCCGACTGGATGACGCACTGACCCGTCGAGGCGAGACGGTTATCTTGCGCACCGGCAATACCACCGTTGGACAGGTCAGCGTCCGCGCCAGCGTCCGTGCCTACGGACCGAATGAGATCATCGGTCTTATCTCGGCTCAGGACCGTGAGGTAACGGTCAGCCCGACGGGACTGGAGACGTTCGGCGCTCCCACGACCAGTGGCTTCGTCGTCATCAACGGCACGCCCTGCCGCGTCATATCGGTGCGGCCTTTCCGCCCGGGTGGTGTGCTCACCCGCATCGATCTTCAAGTGAGAGGCTGATCATGCCGGTGCGCCCCGCCCGCATATGCTCCTGTGGCAAGCGTGTCGCGTCAGGCGTGCGATGCGCCTGCCAGCAAGCCGGAGAGCGTGAACGTCTATCCGCCCGCCAGCGTGGGTATGACACGTCATTCCAAAAGGAAGCATCCGAGTTCCTGAAGGCTCACCCGACCTGCACCTGTGGCAAACCCGCCGTGCTCGTCAGGCACAAGGTCAGCATCCACCTTCGTCCCGATCTCAGGATGGACCGATCGAACTGGCTGCCCGGCTGCCGTTCCTGCAACGCGAAGGACATGCACCGCGAACGGCAGGAGACGGGGGGTGGATCGCGACTTTCGGCCATAGGGGGCGGGACCGCGCGGGTCAAGAGCGCGAGATTTGCCCGAAATAGGGTTTCCAGCCGATGAGGGGAACCAAACCGCACCTCGTCGTCGACAACAGCGCCGTGAAACGCGTGCCGTCACCGCCTGCCTGGCTGTCAAAGGACGCCAAGGCCGAATGGCGGCGCGTCATGCCGATCCTCGTCGAACGCAAGATACTGACCACGGCCGACCTCGGCTCGCTCGAAAACTACTGCACGGCCATCGGGCAGGTGCGGGAGATGGAGCGCCACCTTCAGGAGCACGGCCACGTCTTCGAAGCCTTCAAGGATACCGAAAACGGACCGATCAGCCTCGGCATGAAGCGCAATCCGGCAGTCGGCATCCAGTCCGACGCCATGACGCGGGCTCGTCTGCTTGCCGCTGAGCTTGGCCTGACGCCGGTTTCTCGTTCGCGGCCTTCCATCAGGGACGACGACGATGATGACACCCTGCTGGACGACTGACGGTTCGAACATTCCCGATCCATTCGGCTTCGGCGAGCGTGCGGTGCAATGGCTTCGCCGGCTCAAGCATCCGAAGAACCCGGCCGCTGGTCACCCCTTCCAGCTTGACCTCTGGCAGGAGCGCATCATCCGCAAGCTGTACGGCCCGCGCCATGAGGACGGCACGCGCGTCGTGCGCCGCCTCGTGCTGCTTCTGCCGCGCGGCAACCGCAAGACAAGCCTGTGCGCCGCCATCACGCTCCTGCACCTGATCGGCCCGGAGAAGCAGCCGGGAAACCTGATCGTGTCGGCGGCATCGGCCCATGAGCAAGCCATGGAACTGTTCAACGAGGCGGCGCTGATCGTCCAGAACGATAGGCGGCTCGCCAAGCACCTTTCGGTGCGGGAGTATGTCTCCACCATCCGGTTCCAGCGAGATCGCAGCCGCTACATCGCGGTTGCCAGCGACGGCAAGGTCCAGCACGGCAAGACCCCGAACGTCGTCATCGCCGACGAACTGCACGCCTGGGAAGGCAGGGCTGGACAGCGCCAATGGGAAGCGCTCGACAGTGCCTTGGTCAAAGTCCCTGGCACGCTGCTGATCGTCGCCACCACGTCCGGCAGGGGGCAGGAAAACCTCGCCTGGAAGACGGTGGACTATGCCATCAAGGTCCAGAAGGGCGAGATCGACGATCCGGCCACGCTGCCCGTCATCTTCATGGCCGAGGAAGGCGACGACTGGAAGGACGAGGCAGTCTGGCACGCCGTCAACCCCGGTATGGCGCTCGGCTATCCCGACCTCGAAAGCTACCGCGACAAGGCACAGAAGGCGATCAACTCGCCGTCCGACCGTGACAGCTTCCTCCAGTTCAACCTCAACCGCTGGCTGGATCATTCCACCTCGCCCTTTGTCGAAATGTCGGTCTACGACGCCGGCAGCGGCCCGGTCGATCTCGATGAACTGGAGGGCGAGCCGTGCTGGATCGCTGTTGACATGGGCCTCACCACCGATCTGACGGCCGTGGTGGCGTGCTGGCGCGACGGTGACGACGGGTTTCAGGTCGCGGCATGGTTCTTCGTCCCGGGCGACAATCTGCGCGGTCGGGCTGATCGTGACGGGGTGCCGTACCCGCAATGGGCGGCAGAGGGCTTCATCATTCCGACGCCCGGCAATGTCACCGACTACGCCGCCGTCGAGGCTCATATTCGCGGCCTGTGCGAGCGGTTCGCCGTGCAGGAGATCGCATTCGACCCGGCCTATGCGCAAGCCGTCATGGCTCCGTTGACGGCCGATGGCTTCCCGACCGCCACCATGCGGCAAGGCTGGATCACGATGGCCCCGGCCGTCAAGGAACTGGAGCGGGCCATCCTCGCCGGCCGCTTTCGCCACGGCGGCAATCCCGTCCTGCGCTGGAACTTCGACAACATCGCCGTCGAAACCGACAAGGCCGGCAATCGCACCTTCCACAAGGGCAAGAGCAAGGATCGCATCGACGGTGCCCAGGCCGCCGCCATGGCCGTGGCGCGGTGCGCTGCCGGTGAAAACGCTTCCATCTACGACTCCGACGACTGGTCGGAAGACATGGGGGCGTTCTGATGCTCCAGTTGTCGCCGGAACTCCTTGCATATCTTCGATCCATACAGGTCGCGGCCGACGCCAAAATAGTCGCCGTGGCCGAACAGCCGGCGACGAGAGGCCTGGCGCGAAAGCTGAACCGGGCGCGCCGGCGGCATCTGATCGACAGGGCCGCCACCATCCTGCGCAAGGGCGAGCCTTCGAAATTCCAGTTCGAAGCAGCGTGCCGCCACGGTTTTCGAAGCTCATTCTGTCTTCAGGGATGGTCATGGATCGAAGCCGATCAGGCCGCTGCCGATATCGTCGCGGCCGCGCTCTTGCTGGTGGGTGCCGAACGTCCGACGTGGCAGGAAGGACAACCGGAGTGGACACAGGACGGTGTGCTTCGTGTCGAGCGTGACGATTGCCTCCGTTGCCGCGCCCCGCTGCCGGAGGGGCATTACAAGTTCTGCTCATCCGAATGCGGGCTGGCGTATAGAAACGCCATTGCCCGACGAAACGATCAGGAAGCGGCAAACGCCCGCACCTACGCATATTTCGCAGCCTGGAGCGCCAGGCAGCCGGAACAGCCCTGCCAGGTCTGTGAGGCGAAGTTCAGGCCGAACCGTCCCGGTCAGCGCTTCTGCTCCATCCAGTGCCGAAACGTTCACAACTCGGGGCTGGTGCGGTTCGGACGCAGCCCCTTGAAATACGAGGGCGTCAAATGAAAGAGACGCTGCCCGATGACGGGAAGAAATACTACACCGATCAGGAGGACGGCTGGTGCGCGTGGTGCGGCGAGGCCCTGCCGATCTATCGCCACTGGCGGACGACGTTCTGCAACAAGCAGTGCAACAACGCCTATTTCAACAGCCTTACCGCCGACGCCCGCGCCGAGAAGCGGGCAAGCCTTGTATGCGTGACGTGCGGTGAGCCGATCCGCAACACCAAGCGATCACATACAAAATATTGCAGCCACGAATGTGCTGCGGTCGGCCGACGGAGGCCGGATGGTGTTCGCGCCAGGCGATCGCCGAACTATTGGCGCAGCACCTTTCAATGCCATGAGGTATCCAATGAACGCCCGTGAGACTTTGGCGGCTTCACACCGCCTGATGACGCGCTCCGCGCCGCCGACTGCTGCGCTGAGGGCTGGGTCAACGGCTGTCGAGCACTACACTTCAATGTGCAGCGTGCTCAAAGCCTGATCGCCGCACGCAAGAAGGCGGAAGCCCGCGAATTGATCGCCGGCATGGCTTCGATCCGGTTTGAGGGTATGCCTGCCCGCGACCCCCAAGACCTCGCATCACTTGTCGCGCCCAGCTTCGACCATCTGCTCAATCCGAAGGAGCCATGCCAATGACCGTCCAACTTTCAACGCTGGCGATCCGACCTGACCTCGATGCCAGCAGCTTCTCTGCCGGCGCGCGCTATCCGGCGCTGGTCATCACGGAGCGGCGCTAGATGGGCACCTATGCCGGGGCGGTGGTGCGGTCTCACAGCCGCCAAGGGCAACAGCGCCAGAGCGGCCAACGCTTCGATGGGGCACGGAGACGCAAACGAAAACTTTGCGCCTGCGTTTTCCGCCAACACCGCACAGGCAACCGGTCCAAGTCCGAAAGCGATATCGAGTGGGCCAACAACGGCGCCTGGTTCCGCGTCACGATGTCTGTAAATTTTGAATACTGGCATCGCAGATAA